CCGCCTGAATCTGGCCTCTTACGCGGCGCAGGATGTCATGGTGTGGATGAAAGATTTGCCCCGTGACCAAGCCTTTGTGAGTTATCCCCCCTTTCTGGGCGCACACAACGCCTATGCCATGGATTACCAGTTTGTGGACCTGCTGTTCCCCTGGCAAGCCCCAGAATACCAACCCCTAGATAAACCCCTCTTAACTGAATATTTTCAGCAGATGACCGAGTTCAAACATTGGATGTTTGCCTCGAATGTGCGTTGGCCAGAGTTTGAAGAGAGCTACCGCGGCCGGGTGAAAGTAACCAACCGCTCCGCCACCTTGCACATTTACTCTTCCAGCCAAACGCGCAGACTTGTCCGGCCGAGTCAACCTATTGAGGTGGTGAACATCCCGCGCCTCCGGCCGGGGGAGCGGTTAGGAGACGACATCAAACTGGTGTGGCTCTCTTATGCTCAGTTTTGTTCGGTGCGGTCACAGTACATGAATGAAGACATCCGGCCGGGGAAATCTTCGGCCGCGCTAGGCATTGTGGTAGATGGCAAGCTCATTGGCGTGTATGCCTTCTCTGTTGACCCCAAACTTGTTTCGTGGGATAGCCACCAAGAGGGGCCGTCTATCTATATGTTGTCAGACTTCCCGGTAGCCCCTACCGACTACAAACGCCTCTCCAAACTGGTGTTGTATGCCGCGCTGAGCCGAGAGAGCCAAGCCATTGCCGAGCAAGTGGCAGGTAAACGCATCCGCTCGGTGGTTACTACGGCCTTCTCCAAAGGGGAAGTGAGTATGAAATACCGGGGGCTGTTTAGAGAATTAACCAAGAAAGCCATAGACATTTACGGTAAGAAGTGGGCGGATGAGATTAACCCTAACAGTCCTTACTACAACCGCAAAACGGATTTGAACTATGGCTCACCCCTTGGCCGGTGGACATTAGCCGAAGGCTTGGCCATTTGGAAAAAGAAATATGGAGAGGTGGTGAAAGTATGAAGGACGAAAACTGCATTTACTTCCAGATAGACCCGCGCAAGATACGCTTGTTGCCCCGCAATGCCCGGTACATGCGCCACGAGACTTACCAGCAGTTGGTAGCCAACATCCAGAGTGACCAAGTGTTAACCCAAGACCCTTTTTGTGCCTATTGGGGGTACTTCACTGAATTAGACCAGATTCAGGTGGATGCGGAAGGTGTGCCCGTGCTAGAGGTGTTATCCGGCAATCACCGAGTGAAAGCGGCCGTGGCGGCCGGGCTGGAACAGATAACCGTGAAGCTCTGGGTGAAGCCGCTCGACCAGCAAAAGCGGCTGGCCATGCAACTCTCCCACAACGCCCTGGTAGGTGAAGATGACCCCGTGCTTTTGCGGGAACTGTATGAGGAAATAGCGGACATTGACCTGCGCCAATACAGTGGGCTAGATGACCACATTTTAGGGTTAATGGCGGATGTGAACTCGGCCGCTTTGAAGGAAGCCCAAATTACGTTCCAAACTCTGAACTTTACCTTTCTACCAGAGGAGATGGAAACAGTACGCAAGGTATGGGAAGAAGCCCGGAAACTGGTCACTGGTGACCACATTTGGTTGGTGTGCCAACGGGATTACCACCGCTTTTTGGATGCCTTAGAAACGGCCGGTTCAGCCTACTCTATTTCCAACAAGGCTACCGCCCTCATGCTTATCTTGACCGTGTTTCAAAAGCACGTGGGGGAACTAACTGAGGGTTGGGTAGATGAGTACAACGAACTACTTCACGAACGGCCGGGTTGGGTGCCGATAGCCACCGTGTTTGGGCATCACAAGTTACCCGCCAAATCTCTGCTGAAGGTGAAGAAGGCCATAGACCACTTGGTTGGCTCTGGCCAAGTCCCCGCCCATAAGCAGTGGGAAGCTCTGCCCCTCATTGCTGAGGCGTACCTCAAGAGCGTTGAGAAGAAAGAAAAAGAGTAAGCCATGAGTGATGAATCCATCTGGGAGCAACGGCCGGGTGAACCTATCCGCTGGTTTGAACGGTTTGACCGCTACTACCGGCCGCTAGGAGCGGGTCGTTCTCTTTTGCTGGCCTACAAGAAATGGGAAGCGGCCGAAGCCCAAAACAGTCTGAAAAAGGCAGAAAAGGGCAGAAAGAGGCAGATAAAAAGCGCACCCACGTCTTGGCGGGAAGCGGCCAAGCTGTGGCGGTGGGAGAGCCGAGCTGAGGCTTGGGATTTGCACCAACTGGCGGAGGAGAAGCAAGCCGAGCAGGAAGTGCGAGAGCGCAGTAAGGAACGGCGGATAGCCCTCCTTAATGCCACCCTTGCTAAAGCGTTTGAAGCGTTGAACATGGTTAACCTCACCCATGCCCGCATTGGGGAAGTGGGGAATGTGGTGCGTTTGGTGGTGCAAGAGCTACGGCAAGAGTATGAGGGCAAAGGGTCAGCCCCGGCCGGGAGCAACCTGGCCCAACTGCCTACCCCGGCCGGAGTGACGGCCGACACCGACGACCAGACGTTAGACCACATGATAGAAAACCTGTGGTTGATGACCCAACTCGACCGGCAAGCACAGGAAGCAGAACGAAGGTTATCTGCCTAGTTGAATTGTTTGGGGTATCGTTTTACAATACACGGGAAAACATTCACAATATTTCGGACATGAGGCATAACCCCGTGAGCAAGGCAAGTAACAACTCTCTCCCCCTAACCCGTGAAGTGGTCTATTTAATCCGTGAGGCGTTAATTACGCTCGTTAAAGCTACCGAAGTTTGGCTCTCTCTCCCAGAGGAAAAAAGCGCGTTAATTACCAAGAAACAGAGAATGCTTTTAGAGAAGCTCAAGAAGGCGGGCTTTTTCCGGCTAGAAGAAGCAGAAGAAGAAACAGAGGAATGACCCCCCCTAGCCCCCCCGGATGAAGCAGTTCCGTCCACTCTGTATAATTATGTCATCGTTGGTATCTATCGGCGGTGTTAGTTGTTTTCCGACTAACACCGCCTTTTTTGTTAATAGGAGCAAGATGAAAGCACATTTACCAGACAAAGCACAACAGATTTTGAACTACCTCATTGCCTACAAACGAGAGAACAATGGCAACAGCCCTAGCCGCCGAGACATCCAAGCGCAGTTGGGTATCTCTTCGGGTTCTCTCACCCATTACTTAGGGCAATTACTCGCCAAGCGGGTGTTGGAATTAGAGTACAACAAAACGTGTGGCCTCATTTTGCCCCAGGGGGTGTGGGTTTATCTCCCTGACACCCAACACGCCTTAGCGGAAGCAGGTTTCTCCCCGGCCGAAGTGGAGAAGATAACAGCCGTGCTAACTAACCGTCCTACACATAGTCAGGAAGGTTTGTCTTCTCAACCCGCCTCAACTTGGGACTTATAGGAAGTGGGACAGATGGCAGGTGGTGTGGTCAGTTCTAAACGGTTAAGCAAAGCGGAGCGGGTAGCGGAAGCCCTTGAACTTCGCAAATCTGGCTTGTCCTTCCGCCAGATAGAGACAGAGATGGAAGCCCGGCATCCCGGCTTGCATTATGGCAAAAGTTCCATTGAACGAGACCTCAAAGCGGAGTTAAGCCGTATCCAGCAAGAGAGCTTAGAAACGGCCGCGCAGGTACTCGCCCTAGAACTTCTGCGCTTAGATGACCTGCAACAAGCGTATTGGCTCTATGCCACTGGCGGGGAGATGGTGGTAGCACGGGATGAAACCGGCCGACCGACGAAGACCAAGATAGTCCGGCCGAGTGTGGAGAAAGCGGAACTGGTGCTGAAGATTATGGAACGCCGCGCCAAGCTGATGGGGTTGGACAAGGTGGAGCTACGGGTGGGTGACCCGGCCGGTAAACCCCTCACCAGTGGCTTGGAGCAACTAGCGGAAGAGAAGTTAGACCAGGTCATTGCCAACCTGTCCGCCTCTGTGCGAGCGGCCACCTACCCCTCTCCCCCGGCCGGAGGAGAGCGTGAATGAGTTCAGACAAGTTAAAGCTGGCCCAAGCCCTCATAGAAAAGCGGCAGAGGCAAGCGGGTGGGCTAGATTTGCTCACCTGGACTATTTTGCACCGGCCGTACTTAAAAGAGGGGTTAGCCTTTAACCTGACTAACCACCTTTACCTAGCTGAAATGTACCAGTTATCCGCGCAACACAAGGTCATCAAGAAAGCGGCCCAGATGGGGGTCTCTGAGTTGGGGGTCAGCCATGCCATTTGGTCGGCCGATACCCGACAAGCCACCGTGTTGTATGTCTTTCCGACAGATACCCATGTCTCAGACTTTTCTTCTGCCCGTATTGGCCCGGCCATTGAAGCCAGTGAGTACCTGAGCCAGATTGTGGTCAGTGCCAGTTCTGTCACCGGCAAAAGAGGGGCTGACCGAGTGGGCTTAAAGCGGATTCGGGACCGCTTTCTCTACCTGCGTGGGGCAAAGGTTGGCACAGATGGCTCAGCCCCTCAGCTTAAATCTATTGATGCCGATGTGGTTATCTTAGATGAGTTGGATGAGATGGATAGTCGTGTTCCCCAAATTGCTGAAAAGCGGTTGGGTCATAGCCAGCTTAAAGAACAGATAAAGATTAGCACCCCCTCTTACACCGGCCGGGGGATAGATGCGGAGTATTTAGCCAGTGACCAACGCCGCTGGATGCTTAAATGCTCAGCCTGTGGCGAGTGGCAATATCTGGATATAGGCCACGTGGTGACAGAATGGGACGAACTTAAGCGGCCGGTGGGTTGGCATGGACAAAAGAGCGGCCGCGCCTACTGCGCTTGCCAGAAATGCGGCCGGGAGTTGAACCGGCTGGATTATGGGGCGTGGGTAGCGGAGTTCCCCGGCCGGGAAACCGTGGGCTACCACCTCACCAAACTGTTCTCTCCTTTGGCGGAGTTGTTGCCCATTGTCCAGACCTTGCAGAACTTGGATGAGACCGCCCGCAAGGAATGTTGGAACCAAGATTTAGGTGAACCCTACACCCCGACAGGGGGGCAACTGACCGATACCGAGTTAGACCATTGTCGGCGGGAATATGCCCTGGGCGTGGGCAAAGAGGCGGAGAAAACAGTTATGGGGGTAGACGTGGGGAGCTTGCTCCATGTGGTCATTCGCGGCCCCTTGAACCAAGATGGGGAGCGGCCGCTAAGACTAGCCGTTGAGGTGGAGAGCTTTGATGAAGTGGCGCGGCTGATGAAGCAGTACAAGGTCGGCACGGCCGTGATAGATGCTCTGCCTGAAACCCGCAAGGCCAGAGAGCTACAGGCCAGTTTTAGAGATGGGGTGGTGTGGTTGGCTTATTACAACCTGAGCCATAAGCATCCTGAACCGGCCGATTGGAACAAGCGGGATGGCAATGTGACCATTGACCGCACCCGCCTGTTAGATGCCACCTTCGCCCGGTTTAGAGAGCAAGAAAACACCTTACCCGCCAACGGCCGGGGGATAACCAACTACTATGACCACCTCAAAGCCCCTACCCGCATTATTGACAATGGGGTGGCGGTCTACATTGAACAAGGCAAAGACCACTACGCCCATGCCGAAAATTACTGCACGGCGGCGAGTTTGCGACAAAGAAGTTTCCTCTGGTAGAGAGGAGTGCTAAGTTCTAAGTGCTAAGTGCTGAGTGAAAAGATAGGACAAGTGACCGTTATGAAAACGACCAAGATACACGTTTTAGCTCCCAAAGAAATTAAAGCGGCCGCGGGGGAAGATGAATCTTTTGATGAATACCTGCGTACCGGCGCGGCCATTGCTAACCTGACCGTTGAAGATTATGCCCGGCAAGTGAGTGTGTTGTTCCGTTGTACCGAACTACGGGCGGACACCCTGGCGGGAATGCCCCGGCAAATCCAGAACCTACAAACGGGGGAGGTGCTGGCCATGGAAAACGCGGCCGGTCTCAGAGAAGACGGCTCACCCATTCCCAGCGAAGCGGAGCTGTTTGGCAACTTAGGCGCGGCCGTTGACCTAACCGACCTGTTGTGGCGCATTGAAGCGGCGCAGGTGTTACTTGGCAAGAGCTATCTGTTGCTCCAGCGCAATCGGGTCAAGCTCAAGGGAGCGCGGTGGCTTGACCCCTCTCGCGTTAAACCAGAGTATGGGCAACAAGGCATTACCACCTTTACTTATGAGCGCATCTTAGGCACAGCCTATGCCGGCCGGGATAACCTCTCCCCGGATGATGTCTGTGTCATTTGGCGACGGAGCTTGCGGGAGCTAGAACCTGGGCCAGCCCCGGCCGAATCGGCCTGTCTCTCAGCCAACATTGTCTACAACGGCGATATGTTTATGAAGGTGTTTTTTGAGCGGGGGGCAATGCCAGTGGTGTTGGTTATGTCTGAGGAAGACCCTAACCAAGAAGAGCGCAACCGCATTAAGATGTTCCTCTCCCAGATGATACGCGGAGTACGCAACGCCTTTAACTTTGAGGTCATTGGCGCGGCTCTGAAATTTGAGAAGCTCACCCCACCCATTAAGGACATGGACTTTACCCGCCTCACGGATACCAACCAGCGCAAAATCTGTGTGAGTTTAGGTGTGCCGTTTAGTTTGGTGTTTAGTGGGGACAGCAACTACTCCTCTTCTTCAGATAATGACAACCTTCATTTCTACGAAAAGCTGATGGTGCCAGAGGCGCGGTTTGTTGCCCATCAGTTGAATGTGCAAATCTTGCACCGCCTTGGCCTTAGCCTAGTGTTCCGGTCGGACTTGTTAGAGGTGTTCCAAGAGAAGGAACTGGCCAAAGCAGAGCGGGCTATCCAGCTCTTTGACCGGCAAGTGATAGATGAGGATGAGTTACGGGTCGCGGCCGGGTATACCCCACGTGGGTTAATTGGCACAGGTAAACCGCAACCCCTCACCCCGGCCGGGGAAAAGAAGCCCGCGGCCGTTGAACCACCACCAGCTCCTAAGCGCAAAGAAGAGCCAGAGGATGATGAGGAGGATGAAGAAGACGAAGAGGAGGCCAAGCGGTTAACCGATTTAGACAAGTGGCAACGGAAGGTGTTAAAAGCCCTCAAGAACGGCCGTTCCCCAGGCGAAGTAAAGTTTAATAGCGATTGGTTAAGTAGTTGGGAAGTGGAGGCCATTGAACACAGCCTGAAAGCGGCCGGGACGGCCGAGGAGGTGAAGGCGGTCTTCGCTCTCCCTTTTTTTCTCTCCCGTTAGCGACTAAAGATACGCCAGTTCACCGGGAAGATGACCCGAACCTGGCCAAAATAGAGCGACGGGCAAAGAAAGAAATCCAAGAGGCTCTGGCCCAACAGTTGGCCGAGCTAGAAACCCAAGCCAATGAGTTAGGTGGGCAGAACATCGATGCGATTGTCGGCCGGATGATGGAGCGGGTCACGGAAAAGGGGGAGTTCCGAGAGGCAGTTTTCCGGCTGGTCTACCGCTCGGTGGCGGCCGGGATGGTTTCAGCCCCGGCCGACTTGCCAGAGATAGCCCTAGAAGAAGATGTAGATTGGCAAATGATGGATGTGAATGCCTACAGCTTTGCCGAAACCTATACCTATGACCTCGTAACGGGCATTAACCAGACTACAGAGCGCGGCTTGCGGAATGCCCTCACCCGTTGGATTGAGGAGGGGGGAACGCTTGATGAGCTAACAGAAAGCATCCGGCCGGTGTTTGCTAACGAAGCGGCTACCCGCAGAATTGAAAGCCTGTTCAAAGTTGACCGAGCGCGGATGATAGCCGCCACGGAGGCCACCCGTGCTTATGTGCAAGGCACAGTGCAATATTGGGTAGCTCAGGGCTTTGCCATGCCCAGAGAGGCCCCGCCTAAGCATCCCAACTGCCGCTGTGATATAGCCATTAAAAAGGATGAGTTTGGCAATTATTGGTGGGTGTGGTTTACGGCCAAAGATGAAAGAGTTTGCCCTCTGTGTAACCCCTACATCTTGAACCCGCAGATTAGCATAGCCAAAGCGGCCGAACCCAAAGAGGTAGAAGCGGCCGATAAGCCTGTCACGGAGTTAGACAACAATGGGATTGACCCAGAGGTTTATGCGTTGATAGAAGCGGCCGAGGCTAACCTGCGGAAGCACAAGAAGTATGAAGTGGGGTTAGGTTTTTCCGTGACGGGTCAACAGCTATTCCGCAAAAAAGGCACATTGACCCAAATTCAGTTAACGCATCTGCAAAAAACAGATTTACGGCGGCAAATCTTCACCCATAACCACCCTGAAGGGCGTAGCTTTTCCACCAGTGATGTGGTTTGCGCCTTAGTCTTACAGATGCGAGAGATGCGTACCGTTAGCTCAGTAGGGGGGAAAAATTATCTCTACAGCCTCGGTGCAAATGAGACGGTCTGGGATTGGACAAGAGGGCGAAGTAGGGATGAAATTACCCGCTTTGTGGATGGGGTTTATGAAGAAGTTAAACTCTCGACCACAAAACGGCTAAATGATGGAGAAATTACCTATGATGAAGCAAACCATATGTACTCCCATTGGACCATGTTACGGTTGGTTGAACGGTTTAGAGAGGAAGGGGTGACCCTGAACTACTACATGAAGGATGATAAATAGATGTGGGTAATTGATGACAGTGACATACACGGCAACATATTTAGCCCTATTTGCGCCTTTTGCAAGCATCAACGGCCGGCGCGTACTTGCGCGGCTTTCCCGCAGGGTATCCCGGCCGAGATTTGGAATGGGCAGAATGACCATACCCAGCCCTACGAAGGGGATAACGGCATTCAGTTTGAGAAATATGAGGTGACAGATGAGCAATGAGTTTTCTGTCAAACTAGAAGGGGCGGAGGCGGTAGAGCGGGTGTTGAAAGAGTTGTCTAACCCTCGGCTCTATCTGCAAAACGCCTTAAAGCTGGCCGGGGAGCGGATGAAAGCGGAGGCTAAAGAGTATCCGCCACCTTTGCCTAACCAGGTGTATGAGCGCACAGGAACATTGATGCGGAATTGGACTTACCGGGTGATGCCCTCTCTTTACACCGTGAGTTTGCAGGTGGGTAACATCACCCCCTACGCACCAAAGGTGATGGATGCGGCCGAGCAGGCTTGGATTCACCAGGGGCGGTGGCGCACTATCCAAGAGATTTTGGCAGATAACCGAGACTTTGTGGTGGAAGAGGTGGTGGAAGCCATTGAGGAGGTAATGGAGCGGGCGTTGAAAAGGTAGATGAAGCTATTCCGTCCACTCGGTATAATATAGCCTTATCGTTGGTACTTATCGGCGGTGTTAGTTGTCTGAAGGCAACTGGCACCGCCGTTTTTGGTTCTTATGGGTCACACACACACTGGCATTGCTATCTCTCTCATGCTCCCCCCGGCCGATGCGCGGGAACTGGCCTTAACCCGGCCGGGTGCTGTACCGGCCGATGAATTGCACCTCACCTTGGCCTATTTAGGCCAAGTGCCAGATGTGCAAGATGGGGCCACGCTGTTACTCCCCCTGTTGAGTGAGGCGTTAGGGCGGTTTGCCGAGCAACAGCCACCTGCGTTAAAAGGGGTTATTAACGGGCAAGGTGTTTTTGCCACCTCGTCAGAAGATAACCCTAACGTCCACCAAAACGCCCTCTGGTTGGCTTGGGATTGCCCAGAGCTTCCCGCGTTCCGGCAAAGCCTCATTGAGTTTTTAGAAGCCAATGGCCTAGCCACTCACTGGAGCAGTCATCACGGCTTTACGCCCCATATCACCCTAGCCTACCTAGATGCCAACGAGCCAATTCCCGTTGTGTACACCGAAGCGTTGTACAAGCCACTTGTTTTTAACTCCCTTACCCTCATGTGGGCTGGCGGCCGCCGCCACTTTACGCTCGGTCAAGCCCAGGAGAAATCTATGCCACCAGAACAAACAGAACTACCGGCCGAGAAAGCCCTCGCCCTCACCGAGATGCACCACGCCGTCTACCAAGCCATTGAAACCTCGCTCCGAGGCACATCCAAAGAGTTTATGTGGGTCTTGGTAGATGTCTACCCAGAGTTTGCCGTCATTGGCCTCAATAACACCTTTTTCCGTGTCCCTTACACCGTCGAAGGCAATAGCGTGGTTTTGCCCAAACGGGCGGAATGGGTGGAGGTCATGCGGGAATGGGTCAACATCGTGCCCCAAGAAAGTATCGTAGCGGTGGGGGATGAGATTAAAGCCCTCGGCGACGGCCGGATAGCCGGTTACTTGGTGCGCTTCACGGATGAACTCTCCCCAGATTTACAGGGAGATTACTTCACCAAAGCCACAGATTTTGGCCCCCACCAGCAGAGCCTTATCTTTTACCACCACGGCGATGACCCGCAGGTGGGCAAGCGGCCGCTCGGTGTGAAGATGGCTACCCTCACCCTTAACGATGTGGGGGTGTGGCTCGATGCTCAGTTAGAGATGCGGGATGAATACGAGCGGTACATTTACCGCCTCGTGGAGATGGGCAAAGCGGGTTTTAGTAGTGGCACCGCGCCCCACCTCGTCGAACGGCTGTGGACTGGCAAAGCGCACCACATCACCAAGTGGTATTTGGGCTTAGATGCCTCTATCACGCCCACCCCGGCCGCTGGCCCACACCTGACCCAAGTGTTACCCCTCAAGTCCTTTACTCAGGCGTACCCTGCCACCCCTCTCAAGGCTTTGCTAGAGGAGCTAGGAGATAGCTCAACCGCAAGCGACGAGGCCGAAGCAGAAACCCCTGTGACAGAAGAAACCCCTTTACCCGTAGACAACCCAGATTTACCTAGCCCCACATCGGAGGAATTCGACATGGATGAAGAAAAGTTAAAAGCCCTCTTGGAGGGTTCAATTAAAGCGGCTATCGCGCCTTTACAAGCCGAAGTCGCTACCTTAAAAAAGGCTCTGGAAGATGAGCCACCTATCAATGACCCCGGCCCGGCTTTACCGGCCGGACAAGGCCAGCCCCCTGCTGAGGAGGGAGTGCCTTATTACCTCAAATATGGCACGGAAACGGCCGCTAAAGCTCAGGTCTTAAAAGAGTTAGCGGGTGGGAATTTTGCCCATGTGAACCACCGCATGACCCAAGCCCTGGTCAAAGCTCTGCGCCAACCAGATAGCCTCTCTTTAGAAGAGCGCAAGTTGTTGTCTAACCAGATTTTTGCCCCCACCCACATTGAACTGTACCTCAAAGAAGGGGCTTCCGTTCGCACCATTAAAGATATGCAACAAGTGGCGCAAGGCCAGTTGGGGGGGTATGCCATGCCACCCCAGATGCAAGAAAACATTGTCACCGCCTTACCTGGCTTAGTGGCCATGCGGAAATATGGGGCGCGGGTCGTGACCCTCTTACAAGGGGATACCTACACCGTGACCATCTACAAAAGCGACAGTGACCAATACATGGGCACCATCCGGGGTCAATGGGGGGGTGAGAAAAACACCGCCACGGAGCAAAACTTCAAAACAGAAGAAGTAGATGTCAAGGTTAACCCGTACAACTACAAAATTTCTTTAACCAACTCCGTCCTGATGTTCACGGCCAATCTCATCCAGCTCTTGGAGCAGGACATCATTGAAACGATGTCTATGGATGAAGACAACACCTTCTGGGTGGGGGATGGGGTCAAGAAACCGTTGGGTTGGTTGCCGGGTGGCCTTAATGCGCATGGCTTAAAAGAAGTGCCTTCGGGTCATGCCAGCACCCTCACCACTGATGGGGTGATTAAATTAAAACGGGGTGTTCCTTCACAGTACCGTGAGCGGGGTATTTTTATCGGCAACTCCGACACCTATGGGACAGTGGAAACCCTGACCGTCTCTGGCACAGGCTCAGACAAAGCGTTCCCCGCCTTAGCGGAAACAGGGCAGTTGCTTCGTCGGCCGGCCGCTGAAGCGGGTGGGTTGCCCGATGTAGCGGCTAACGCTTACCCCCTCTTGTTTGGTGACCCACGTGGGTACACCATTGTGGAAACCCCTGGCTTCACCTTACAACGCCTGCAAGATACCCGAACCGGCTTAACCGGGGCTGAAATCCATG